CACTAATGCTGACGATTCTATCCGCCGCCATTTTTGCCAGTTCCTCTGGCGTATGACCGCGATAATGCGTGGTCTGTACTCCCAGATTTCCAATCGATGTGTCTAAATCAACTTGAAACATTAATAACCCGTTGGTTCTACTGCACGAGTAACGTTCACGCCATCCTCGCGCCCGTAAATAGAAACGACCACTTCCTCTTCTTGCTCAATATTGGAAAAAGCCGTCACCTTTAATTCTCCATCCTCTGCATACACTACAGGAGGATTATCCAATCGATGATACCCGTACAACTTGTTCTTTTCTGTGACATTGGTATCCAGCAATGGTGAACGCGGAGCCACAGCCACTTCCATTCCGGCAGACATACATCGCGCTAACCAAAACTCACAACACGCTCGACCTAGCTCCGCATAGTGCATATTAGTGCTATAAGTAAAGTCCACGCCAAATACACTCAAACGCTTCACCTTGCTCCACAACGCAAAAGCAATTGCATAAGACACGGTGTTGTTAAAATAGCCACACCCTAAGTCTCGAACAACCTTGTCTAACGGATATGGCTCTATAGCGGGAACCCGTTCATCCAACTCACAGGAATAAACAGGACACGTAAGTTTCGGTAATACCTTTTGCATCACTTCCGTCTGTCCGCCTGCATCCTCGCTATCAAAAAATCGCGAAGCTGGGTCCATCATAAACACGCGATCCGGCTGCACTACCGCGCACATGGCATTGATCGCCCACACTTCGTCATACTCTTGGCTATGAGTCAAAGACAGGTGGTAATCCAATTGGCTTTGGCCTAACCCCAACAATGCGACGTGCTTGTTTTCTAAATTCGGCATCAACGTTTTTCTCTTAGAATAAGTCCGGTGCGATACCCATCCGTGACTTCTTTTGCCTCCCCAAACGATTTCAACCCGGACAAAGACTCCATAAAGCGTTTCTGGTAATCCATCAGTAACTGCGGCTCACCTTTCATAAAAGTATAGGCTTCTATAAGAGATCCGTATAGAAGCGTAACGGGCGCATTAGTGCTTAACCAGGTGGTCCCGCTGTCTCCTGCCGCCGTAAGACTAGCGGGCCGGTAATAATAATGTAGCTCTGCTGAATAGTTACTATCTGGAGTAGGGCCGATTAAAAAGTTATCGGTATCGAATAAGGCGTAGTAACGCGGAGAACCCGTGGTACTGGAATTAGGGTTAAACGTCTGTATGAAATTTACGTCTTTTAGTTCTAAAAACGTTTTGATGCTGCTAGACGTAAACGACAAAGAAAACGGTGCCAAAAAATCAGAAGGCGAACCTAAATACTGATTAGAGGAGGTCATGGTGCCCGTACTGTTTTTACGGAACTCCGTGAGCTGGACGTTTTTTAAAATCAGCTCCTCTGCGTTTTTTATAAAGTTATCCAGATTACTGGTAAACGTAGTTTCGTCATTTTCAGTGTAATTCTGGATAGCCGTTTTTAAGCTGGAATAAGTAAAACTCATGTTGTTGTAACCGTCAGTTGTCCCGTCTGGCCTACGCCAAGCACAGGCACATAGTCTGTTTCAACCGTTGGGATACCAAGAGGCACCGTCAGGGATTCCGGTTTATCCGGTCTAGGGTTTTTTAGGGCTTGTGCCTCGGCCAAAGTACGTCGAACACGTAATTGCGGTTGCTTTTCTTCCCACTCATCAGGACCAACTAACGCACCCGTCCACTCACGCTTCATGTCGTTTAAACGGTAGGCGACACCGGAGCGATCTGAAATGCCTAAAGCATTTTTTCCTACCGCATATTTAGCCATTAAATCCTCCCGTAGCTTAGACCCGGCGTAATGCTAAATGACGCTTTATCTCGGTCCTCCGTCATAGCACGAGTAAATTCTTCCTCGTACATTGCTTTTAAAAGCGTCACACGTTCTGGTGCCCGTTTTATAGACAAGTAATACGCCAAACCCGCTGCAAAACAGGGGTAAAAACGGAACGGTACGCCCATCGTATTCGTGTAATCATCGGCGTCGTCAATACGAACCAATCGATCAAACTTTACAATGTCCGTGCTTTTATCCGGCACCGGCCATACTTTAAGAACCGGCGTAATTTGTCGATCCAAAAAGAACTGTGAGGGTCGCCCCGTCTGAGACTTTTTCGGGATGTTCAAAAACTCATCGCGACTTAGACGACCAATACCGTAGTCCGTTTCATCACGCGTCACGACAGCAGACAACAAGTCCACCGTATTTCGGACACTAGAAAAGTCCACTGCCGCCGATAGCGTAGTCGTTGCTCCACTAGTGCCTCCCGTTAACGTTTCTCCACTGGTAAACGTCCCGGTAGGAATAGTGATCGCCATAGAAGTTGCCGAAGGCAAACTAGTGATCGACGCAGTGGCCGCGCTACTAGAACCCGTAATCGTTTCTGCTACAGAAAAACTACCCGAAGCGCCCACCGTCATAGTGAGAGTGCCCCCCGGATAATTACCAATATCCGCAGCCAAAGTGATCGACGTCTCTTCAATCGTCCATTGATTTAAACCCCGATTTGCCCAATCCGCCAGCATGAGGTTTATTGAACGTCGTGCCGTTTTTAAATCGTATCCTGTACGAACCTCTAACCCACAACGTTCAAACGCCTCTTCGACGTATTCGACTACATCAGGTTCAAAATTAGTTGAACCAGAAGTTGCCATTTAGCTTCTTTTTCGCCCCTTTTTCCGAATCACACGGTTGTGTGGTGCGCCCATACCTAGATTCACAGCACACTTATGCACGTTCCCGCCGCGCATATAGCCGCGAGGTTTGTGTATTGCGCCTCCGCCCATAGCGTATTTTACCTTTAAGCCCTTTTCTTTGGCTTCCCGCTTTGCGGCGGCCTTACCCTTTGCACTATACGAAAAGTGCTTTTTTCCCACCTGTGGCATGTGTATCTCCTAAGACAAGAAAATAGTTAGTTGATTACTGCTTCCAGTAAATGCACTTATATAAACGCCCTCGGTAGCTAAAACCCCATCCCCCGGTATATTCAAATGATGAATTCCCGTAGGAAATGTTTGGGTCAATATCGTGGCACCACCAGAGCCTCCGTCCTTAAACGTAAAAGCTCCGGCGGCGTCTGCATATATCACTACCTGTCGAACACGAGAACGAGCCGGACCAACAATAGCCGCAGTCGTTCCCTGTGCCCAGTTATAGGCCGTTACATCAGAACCAGCCATAAACTACCCCCTTTATGCGTCAGCAAATGGAGTAACGACCGTACCCGAAGCAAGCACCGTGCCGCTTACAACGTATTTTGCACTAGCGGCTGCGTAACACGTGATAACGGACCCAACGATTCCGCCTTTCGTTGTACCATTCAACGTAATGACATCGTTAGAACCGCCGGACATAAAGGTTTTGCCCGCCGCGTCACTTTTACCTAAATACAAACCACCAACGAACTTATCGGTTCCGTCAGTCAAAACGTCCATATCGGTAGCTGCCGTTATCACTAAAAAGGTGAAAGTCGCACCAAGATTATTGAGTTGTCCGGGATCAGTGGGATCACCCGGCGTAGTGGTGACAATCGAGGGTAATGTAAATTTACCATCGGCGTCGTTTGTTAATAAAAGCTTTCCTGCGTGTGCTGCCACGGTCAGGGTTGTATCTGCTGTCAGACTAACAACGCTGGTGGAACCAGCACTAATGAAGCCACCTAGAGATCGAACGGGTCCTGCAAAAGTAGTCTGTGCCACTTAATTACCTCCTTACGAAAGGGTTGGCCCTAGAGTCTTCGTAAGCGTCCGCTGGGTCGGTCGCTAGGGCTTTTTTCCCAGAAACGAAAATATAACGGAAAAAGAAAAGGGCAGCAATGCCGCCCTTTCCTGTGCTTCGCTTCTATGGAAGCTCCGTTGGCTTATGCAGCCCCCGCAGTACCAAAGACGCAACGCCAATCTGACACACCAAAAGCGTATCTCTCACGAGCTTTAAAACGCATGTTGCCCGTATCGAAATCACCTTCCATAGCCGTTTTAACCGGCGTCCGGTTGAACAGCTTGAAGCCGTTCGGTGCATCCGTCTTGACAAAATAGGCATCAGTATCCGTGAGAAAGTGGTTAACCACTGCCCCATCGGGAACCATACCCATTGATTTGACTGCGTTCGTATCATTGTCCGCAGTGCCAGGACGAAGATTAGAGTTAAGAACACGCTCTGCAATGAATTGCAGTTCTTTCGGTATGATTAACTTCATACCGCGAACCGCAACCTTGAGGCCGCGTTCATCCGTCATGCCAGCAATATCAATCAGCATTTGCTCCAGTGCGGTTTCATTAAGATCCGCAGCGGTGGAAAGCTGATTACGTTGATTACCACTCAGAGAGGGGTGTGCTGAAGAACAAAGCGCCGCACCGTCACCAATAGGTGAACTGGTAGAAAACGCATTATTCAGGATCGTAGCACCCCGAATCTGCTTGGTTTGCGACATGGATCGTGCCAACGCTTTTGTATAGCGTGAGGCCAATCGGTCATACAAATTGTCTTCGATAGCTTCCTCAGTAATGCTGAAAGCAAGAGCGATGGTTTCCATCGTATAACGTGCAGTGTAGGTTTCCTGCGCGTCATCAAATGAAATCGCACTACCTTCGGCTTTAACCGGCGCAGTGCCGAAACCAGAAAGCATTACTTCCTCTTCAAACGCTCGGTCTGAAGACTCAGTATCGAAAATTTCCTCGAATTCACGATCATAACGATCATATTCAAGCCCAAACAAGGCATTAAGGCCGGGTTCAAGCTCTTTCGCGAGTTGTGCGCGAGTAATAGGCATTGATTATCCCCTTACTTAAATGCCAGTCGTAGTGGCAGTAGTTTGTGAATCGAAACGAGCATTCGGCGAGTTATAGTGAGCATTCAAGCGCACCACAAGCGGTATACCCGCAGCCGTAAAATCAGAGTTAGCATCGTCATCGACGATACCTACGATTTTTAGACCAAGGGTTGCTGTGGTAGCAATCGAAGACACACTTAGTGCCGAAGATGACTGTCCCGTGTTTGTCGAACCTGAACGAGCCGAAGTCCCCAGAGTCGCATTAGCAAAGATGGCTGTAACAGCCACGGCTCTGCTTGTAATGCTGGCATCTGTCGCAACTTGATAAAGTTGCATTGGATTGTCCGCTACAAGAGCTTTTACCGGAAAGTTCGTATCAACGCTAACGCTGCTCGATCCCGGCCAATAGTTCTTGAAAGTGGTTTTTTTGGTTCCTGAGTCAACAAATTCAACGCCAATTAATACTCCCAACGCAGCCGTTGTTCCACCAGCGGTATCAGCAGCTTGGTCAATGACCCCTGCTGCTAGTGGGACGACGAGTTCGCCGTGATAAATGACGTTAGTATTGTCTGAAGCAATTTCATATTGAGTGACACCCGTAGAATTTGCTGCACTACCAACCAATCCAATAGGACGAAGACCGTAGGCACTTTCTTGATTTGCCATAGTTTCTCCCTAGCCGTTTAAAACAAAGTGACTATTAATCACTTTTTTGACGGCTACCAAAAGTTACACGTGATTGGCGTTCGGGTTTCCCGATCACCATAGTTGAGTGTGCGTTTTCTCGCAGTAGATCGTGATCCACAGCTTCTTGAAGATCCGCATTTCGTTGTTCGAAATACGCGGTCCTCTCCGCCACTGTTTCGACAGGGATTCGTGCGAGAAGTAATCCACCAACACCAAAAACACCCTCGTATTTTCCTGATTCCATAACCGGAGATTCGAAATCCGGGTATTCATCCTTGCGGACTAGTTCATAACCTTCGCGTAGACGTGCGGAAACATTTTGTGCGTCGTCAAACCCACGTGTTTCTGACCGTATCCAGCGATGCTTATAACCGTCCGGCGCGGGAGGTGCATCCAATTTTGATGGGGGTTGCCAAGGTCGACGGGCCTGTCCCGCCTCTCTGGTAGTGTTTGCGCGAGATGTACGGACAGTGCCAGTGCTTTCCTCTTCCGTTAAAGAGTCTTTTTCTGCCATGTTCCTATTCCTTCACGTATTTTGCATATTCTTCAAGTGGCACACCCAATTTTTTAGCGATAGTCACTTGGCTCGGAGTGAGTCGAACCTTTCTACGCCCAGTACTAGCACTGCGACTCACACCAGCAACCGTCTGAGCGGGTCGGTTACTTTGAGTCGATTTAACTTCTTCAAACTTTTGCGGAAACGCATTGCGTATCCGTTTATCCAGTTCATCATAATAATCATTGGTTTGCGGGTCAAACCCTTCGGTTTCAACCAGGCGCTTATGTATGCCGAAAGCCGCGAAAGTACGTTCTTCTTCGTTCTCTGCCCCAAACCATTTATTTCGCTCGGCCCATTCTTCGGCCTTGGGATCAGGAGCTTCGGGGGCAACAGGAGCCGCCTGTGGCATAGGCTGTTGTTGCTGTACCGGCGGCGGAGCGGCTTCCGCCTGCTCTGATTGCCGCTTTTTAGTGGCTTTCGCCTGATGATAACGATCCGCAGCTACCGCCAACTGTGCAATCTTTTGCTGCGCGGCAACCATTGCTTCCGTGTCGCCCACGTCTGTTGCACGTTTTAGCTCATCCTGTACCTGTTTTTGCTCCGCAGACACACGACCGCCATACTCACTTAAATAGCTTTCATCTAAAGTCTGTAGCCGACCTTTTATCTGGTTCGATTCACTTTGAACCGCTTGAGCATAACGAGTGGCTTCGTCACGTTCCCGTTCAGTATCCTTTATGCGCTTGGTCAGTTGATTGATTCGACGCTGAACCTTATCACTGTATTCCCCATGCTCATCAGTCGCCGCAACTTCCGGCTCCGAGGATGCCTCTACAGGAGCCGCCTCTGTTGTTTCTTGTGCTTCTCCGTTATCCAAAACTACGTCTTGCGCTTCTTCCGCCGTTTCAAAAGGAACTTGATTGTCTTCTGCTTGGTGCGCGGGTAGGTCTGTCTCAGCCATTTTTAATCCCGTTAAATGTGAATAATGTCGTTCGGATCAAGAATCGTACCTAAAATTTCATCATCATTTAAGATACGCACCTCACTACCAAAAGCGGCGTTGTCTTCTTCGTTCAACTTCAATCGTGAACCAGAGTACCGGGCAAAAACCACCCACTGCTTTTCTTGGCACCAAGGACCTTCCGGAAACCGTTGTTCGTCTTTATACGCTTGTGCTCCCATTTTTAAAACATATCCGACAACCGTTTGAACCTGTGTGTCGTCTATAGACTTGTCTGGGATAAATATACCGGCCTTTGTAACAGGTGGCGGACGGTACGGTAAAATTAAAATGCGCCAGCCGGTAGGTTGGGGTAAACGCTCTATTAACGACGCCTTAATTAAAGAAGGGTCTAAAACTCTTTCCTCTTCCTCAACGTAACAATCTTCTAAAGTATTTGAGTCTTTCGACACTTCAGCCATCCAAGCTCTCCTGTCTTTCCAACATGTCGGAAAGTTCTTGGTTAATGTGGTGTATTGCGTCCATTTCGCCCATAAGATGTTGGTACTGTTCCATGCTATTTACGCCTTTATTAGCCAAAACATCAAGAACTAGGCTACGTCTTTCACGTAAAACACCTTGTACAAACTGAACTACATCGATCTCATCCATTAGGGACGCATCCTACCTTTTTATATAATATCTTACTAGGTCTTATACGTCTTTCTCCGCCATTTTCAGGGCACTCTGCCGCGTTTCATCGTTTCGTCGTAACCAACCACGGCCAAAAGTATCAAACGTTTTTAAGTCTCGATAAAAGTTTTCTCGTTTTACTGCAATCGTATTTACTACATTAGTATGGTTGGCTTGATCGCATACCATAGCTACGGTTTGGGACCCGATAATTCCGTCATCGTCTACGTTTACCGCTTGCTGTAATGCTTTACTCGCACGACTGATACCGGCGTTAACCGCCCAATCAAATACGCAAAAATCAATGCCCGAAGGCAAATCATCCCCCCGTATTCGATCCCAATAATTCTCCTTATAAATAGCGCGAACATCTTCTAAAGGCATTTCTTTCATTTCTTTTTCAGTAACCTCGCGGCCAAGAAAATCCTCATAGACACGTTGCGTAACGCCATAATTAGTTCTACCCCCCGGATCATCCGGATGATTCACGTAACCGCCTTCGTGTTTTAACAAGCGATCTAAGCTGGACGAAAAGTTATCTTTCATCGTCTTCTTCTCCTTCTAGTTCCCGGTAATACGCAACGATGCTAAGTACTTGTCGTAAATACCGTTTTATTTCAGCCATGTTGGTCGATAAATTTTCGTATCCCTTCGTCGTCAAGGAATACCACGCTGTTACAGGAGCTTCCCCCTGCTTTAGGTCTTCTAAATATTCTTCCATAGTCGTCGGTGTCAATATCTTCCACTCTACAGGAACGCCTACAATTTCAGCCGGAAGCGGTGGGTGATACATCGGGGCGGGTTTTTCAATCGTCACCACTTCAATCGGCTTTACTTCAGGTGGTTCAAAACGTGAACCCCCTAGAAGAGAACAGCCGTTAAGAAGGATCAGCAGTATCGGCAGGAGTATCTTTTTCATCAAACTGGTTTGGGTCCGTTATATCCCGTAAATCTTGAAACACGCGTGACGTACCACGGTTTACCATTCTTTCTAATAGTCCCGGCTTCGCCATCGACAGCATATTTAAATCGTGTCGGGCAAACTTACCTCGCAGCTCAGTAACTTCTTTTTGTGCTTCCGTGTTGGCTTCGCTTAACTCGCGAATCTTAGCTTGCGTTTGTTGCTCCCGCGCCAACTGTTCTTCCATTTGCGCGTTTTGATCCGCGACGGTATTTTCTAAAAGCAGTTGATTATCCATCGATTGTTGTAGTTGAACGGCCAGGGCTTCTTTTTCAGCTTGGGCTTTGTCGTAGTACAGTTTAAATGCGCCTCCCGTGAGAAGTAACGCCACACCTAAACCAGCACTAATTTGCCACACTACCACTTCACC